GCTGGGTCGGTTCTACCCGTAAGGCTGAACGCCGTGTGTGGCGGTATCGGAGGCCCAGCCAACATTCAGCATTAACCTAGAACCATAGAATTTGTGCATGGCTAGGCGCGCAAGATGACTTACACCGGTTTCAAGCACTACGACCGGAACATTCAGCGCCAAGCAACGCAGGTGCAGGATCCGTCTGGCGCTTGGGCCGCGATGGAAGCCCATTGGATCTTGATTGAAGATCTGATGGAGGGCACCTATGGGATGCGCCGCAAGCATCGCCGGTATCTGCCGCAGGAACCCCGCGAACTGGACGAGAGCTTTGATAACCGCCTAGCCCGTTCTGTTTGCCCGCCTTACTACCAACGTCTTGAACGGATGTTGGCTGGCATGTTGACGCGCAAGCCGGTCAAGCTCGATAACGTCCCAGACCTGATTCGTGAGCAGCTGTTTGACGTAGACCTGCAGGGGAATGATCTAAACATCTTCACCTATGAGTTGACGCGGAAGATCGTTCGCTACGGCCACGTTGGCGTTCTGGTTGACTTCCCAACTGCGACTGAAGACGAAACGCAAAACATCACCGATGTTGCAAGCCTTCGTCCGTACTGGGTTTGCTACACCCCGCGGGACATCCTTGGCTGGCGCTCTGAAATCGTCAACGGCGGTCAACAGCTGACCATGCTCCGCCTGATGGAGCGCGTCATTGTTCCCGATGGTGAGTTTGGCGAAAAGTACGTTGAACAGATCCGCGTTTTGCGCCCTGGCTCTTATGAGCTGTACCGCCAAGGCGAAACGAACGGCGATTTCGAGAAAGTAGCCGAAGGCCAGACAAGCCTTGATTACATCCCGTTTGCTGTTGCCTATTCCAACCGTGTTGGCCTGCTTGAGTCACGCCCGCCGATGGAAGACATCGCAGAGCTGAACCTCAAGGCATATCAAATCCAGAGCGATCTGGACAACATGCTGCACATCAGCGCCGTCCCGATGCTGGCGTTCTTCGGGTTCCCGAGTTCTGCCGAGGAAGTGTCGGCTGGCCCTGGTGAGGCAATCGCATTTCCGGCTGAAGGCCGCGCTGAATACATCGAACCTGACGGCAAGAGCTTTGAAGCGCAGTTCAAGCGCCTTGAGCAACTCGCCGGTCAGATCAACGAACTCGGTCTGTCTGCTGTCCTGGGCCAAAAGCTCTCAGCTGAAACCGCCGAAGCCAAGCGCATTGACCGCAGCCAGGGTGATAGCACCATGATGGTCATTGCACAGCAGGTGCAGGATCTGATCGACAACTGCCTGCAGTTCCACGCAGACTTTGTGGGTCAAGCTCAAGCCGGTTCCAGCTATGTCAACCGGGATTTTGTGGGCGCACGCCTTGAGCCTGCGGAAATCCTCGCGCTGCTGCAGCTCTACACCGCCGGTTCCATCAGCCAGAAAACACTGTTGGATCAGCTCAGTGAAGGCGAAATCCTGGGTGACGATTTTGATGTTGAGGAAGAGCTGGAAGCAACGCAAGCAGGCGGTCTGATCGAAATGGGCGGGCCTGAGAATCTCGGCGCTCAAGATGTGATGGGCGAAGAAATGCCAACTGAGCAAGTTGGCTAATCTGTCTTTAGCTTGATCACTTGATATGGCCCGCCGTTACGTCCGCGACGCTCGTGGTCGCTTTGCTTCCAAGGGTGTTGGCGGCGTTGGCGGCTATCAGGGTCAGACCAGTGGACGTGGTGCGCGACTAAAGACGCCAGGGAATGTCAGGGCTGGTGGTGGAGCAAAACAGAAATTAAGCGCAAAGAGTGGCGGAACGATTAGCAAACCCAAGGGACTAAAACCACAAAGCAGCCGAAAGCTCAAGACAGGTGTCGCAGCCAGCCGCCTTAAAGCAACAAACGCAAAAATGGCTAATCAGCCTGACAACGCTCAGGTTTCCGTTCGTGGTCGATTCAAAGGGCGAGCTGGCAAGCGAATGGATGCCAGCATTGAACGGACGGTGAAGAGTCAGAGTGCTACTGCTCGCACTGCCGATAAAGCACGCAATCGTCAATTTAAAAGCGATCAATCAAGAGCCAAGAAACTGCGGACTGTGCATGAAAAAGCAATGGTTGCTAAATTTTCAAAATCCCTTGGCAAGTCGCCGGCTGAAATCCGCGAAACAATCCGAGGCATGGAGCCATCACGTCAAATCAAGTTCATCAAACAATTTGTCAAGGAAAATCGCAAGCGCAAATGATCAAGCCTGAAGTCACCGCCGTAGGTCGTTTGCTCAAGAAAAAAGGCGACGAACCCCGCATTTATAAAGTCATCGCCGTAAAGGCTGACGGCCAGGTGCGTACCATTGTTAATAAGGAAATGACCTGAGCGGGGTGTCATGACGCAATCCGGCGTAACGCCTCGCCTTCTCAACGTTGAGCAGTTCAAGCGCCGGATCAATCGCAATGACCCGGTTGCCAATATCTACCGCAACGCCATTGACCTGAACCGCTTCAGCAATGCAGTGGCCCGTCAAATTGTGCGGGACTACAACAACATTGTTCTTAGTGCGGTTGCCGATCTACGGGCAATCAACCTTGGTGAAGCGACAGCAGGTGCCGGGATTGTGGCGCCGTCTTCTGTGCAGGCTCAGCGTTTGCGCGTGATCTTGGCGCAGCTGAAGGAATCGCTTGATGGCTGGGCTGATCGCAGTACGGCTTATGTGACGCAAGAGCTGCAGGGCTTGGCTGAGCTTCAGACCGGCTTTGTGCAGGAACAGATCAGGCTGGCAATTAGCGGCGGCGTGACTGATGCGCGTGAATTGCTGCCATCACAGGTCAACGCTTTGGCCCAGGTGAACACGGTGCAGGTGGCGCCGAACTTCGCGGCGAGTGTTGCCACGGTTGACCCCACTGATCTGAATTTCACGCTGCCTGGCACTGGCGCTTTCAATTTGACCGCTGGACAGGGCGCAGCCATCACGCTGCCCAATGGTGATGTTGTGTCGAAGGCGTTCCGTGGCTTGGCCGAATCTCAAGCGCAGCGATTCAACGCCGTCATCAGGACTGGGATTCTCAGTGGCGAACCGACTGCCCAAATCGCACGCCGCCTGATCGGAAGCCTTGACTTTGGAGATCTTGCCAAAACCGCACGACAGCAAGCGTTAGCCGGTGGCGAGCTGACCAAGATGGCGGACCATCAGGTGCTGACCGTTGTTCGCACGAGTGTTCAACAGGTTGCCAACGCAGCCAGTACGCAGGTCTATCAAGCCAATCAGGACATCACCAAGAAATACCGCTACGTCGCCACGCTCGATAGCCGCACTTCGGCAATTTGCCAAAGCCTTGACGGCAGGGAGTTTGAATACGGCAGAGGGCCAGAGCCGCCCGTTCACTTCAACTGCCGCAGCACGACGATTCCCATCATTGACTACGAAGGGCTTGGCATTCCTGAGCCTGACTGGGGAACGGGTCCATCACAGCGCGCCAGTGCCGAAGGTCCGGTTAAGGGCAACGTCACTTATGGCAAGTGGCTTCGCGGTCAGCCCAAGGAATATCAAAGGGAAGTGTTCCGCAGTGAAACCCGCGCCGCGTACTTCAGAAAGCTTGCCAATAAATACGGCCCGCAAGATGCGCTGAGCCGCATGGTCCGCGAAGACGGCAGCGAAGTCACCCTGAAGCAACTGCAGCAGAGTTACGGGAATGTTCGCACCGATTAAAATGAAGAAAATCTCTTACGGTCATGGCCCGCAGGTACTCACGCGATAAGAAAGGCCGTTTCGCCTCTGGTGGCGGTGGCGGTGGCATGGGTAAATCCAAAAAGCCCCGCAAGTCTGATGTCGCCTTTCAGAAATCTGGCAAAGGTGGCGGCACAAGCGTGAAGGCTGGCCGTGCTGCCAAGGCTGCCTATAAGGCCAAAGAAGGCGCACGTCGCATGACTAACGCCAAGAAAAAAGTTGGCGGATTTGCCGGATCTAGCACTTTCAAAGGCAGCCAAGCCGGTAAGAAATTTGCGGCCAAGAAGGCGGCTAAGGGCACCGGTTATCAGCGCAAGCGTTCGGCTAATAAGCCAGTCAGCCCGAAGGTGAAGGCGCAGCGCAAGGCCACGGCGCAAGCTAAAAAGGACGCCCGGATCAATGAAATGCTGAAATCCAGAAGGGCTTTTAACGCCAAGACCAAGCGTTAATCAACAAAGTCTTCCCAGCTGCCAACGTCTTCCATTACGGCTTGCCAAAAATCTGGGACCAGCAAAAGATCGTCATCCTCATCAAGGGTGGCGATTTTTAATTGCGATGTCTGCAGGTTGCCGCAGGTCAAAAACACCTTTGCTGGCGTGCCATCCTCTTTGGTCTCGGGCACTTGCCCCAGCATGTTCCGCAGCTCGCGGACGGTTACACCATCAGGGCGATCCAGAAGGAAGTCCATAGAATCAAAGGCAGCGGGCGGAGCTTAATCCATGCCACTCAAAAAAGGCCGCAGCAAAAAGGTGATCCAAGAAAACATCCGCCGTGAAATCAAGGCGGGCAAGGATCCCAAGCAGGCCGCGGCCATTGCCTATTCCAAGGCAGGCAAATCCCGTAAACGTCGCAAGAAAAAGTGATGGCCATTGGCATTGGCTCCCGTGTTAGCTGGGTTTATCAAGGGGTTCGCACCTATGGCGTGGTCGTCGGTAAGGAAGGCAAGAGAGGTTCTGTTCCTACTGCTGGTGGTGGGACTGTCGTTCGTGTTGGCTCTGCCGATGACCCTGTGTTGCGAATCAAATCGGAATCGACCGGTAACCCAGTTCTCAAAAAGCGGTCAGAATTGAAGGCAGCGCCCAAACGCAAATGAAAGGCCGAATCTGGGAAGGCAGTTGCACTTACCTGAAATGTGCCGATGGCATTGTTGAAGGTCGCTTCATGTTCCCGACGCCCAACAGCCCTGAAATCCTTGGGGCCTTGCTGGGTAGGCTTGCCGAAGGCGTAGAAGTCATTACCTGCACGGAGGATGACGAAGATGACGATTAAATATCGCGGCGAAGAATTTGAGGGCTACAACAAGCCCAAGCGCACGCCGAAGCATCCCAACAAATCCCATGTCGTCCTGGCCAAGGAAGGCGACGAGGTGAAGCTGATCAGATTCGGTCAGCAGGGCGTAAAAGGCTCACCAGCGCGAAAAGGTGAATCAGAAGCCAACAAGGCCAGAAGGGCATCGTTCCAAGCGCGCCACGCTAAAAATATCGCCAAAGGCAAAATGTCGGCGGCATACTGGGCTAATAAGGTGAAATGGTGATGGCTTACGGCAAGAAACCAGCCAAATCAGGCAAAAAGAAGGCACCCAAGGGCTATCACTACATGCCCGATGGTCGGCTGATGAAGGATTCAGCGCACAAGGGCAAAGGCAAAAAGGGCTAACGGCCTTCCATCTTGAAGATCCATTCCTTCAGGTCGATCACATAGCGCCGCAGCTGATCTGCCTGTTCAGCGTGCCATTTGTCGCCGGTGCTGAAGTATTGGCGCGTATGCAGGTCAATCGCACGCAGCAGTTGCACAATCACGGGGTTCCACGGTTCCCGCGTTGGCGTGTTCCACTCCCGCATGATCATTGGCGGAAATTACAACTGCAGTCTGATTGTTTGCACTGAAAATAGAGATATACTCCAGCCGTAACCCTACGGGTCTTTCATGTCTGAAGAGCAAATGCAGGACGCTACGCCGACTGCAGACAATCAAGAGCTGGACACGCTGAAGCGCAGCATTGAAGCACTTGAACGCAAAAACTTTGAGCTGATCGGCAAGCTCAAGGAACAAAAGGAAAAGGCGCCAGTTGTCCCTGATGGCGTGGACGTTAAAGAGCTGGTGGAGTTCAAGCGCCGTAAGGAACAGGAGGAACTCGAATCCAAGGGCAAATACGACGAGGCTCTCAAGCAATACGCCCAGCAATTCTCAGAGCGTGAGGATGAGCTGAAGCGCAAGATTGCCGATCTCGAATCGAAGCTGACCGTGAACCAGCTGGACAACCGCGTGGTTGCAATCCTGGCCGAGCAAGGCGCACACAATCCCCACGATGCTTTGCGCTTGGTCCGTGATCAGCTGAAGCTGGACGAATCGGGCAACCCTGTCGCCGTTGACGGGTACAACGAATTGCCGATGGATCAATGGGTTGAAAAACTCAAGACCGAACGCGGCTACCTGTTCCGTCCGCCCAGCGTCAAAGGTTCTGGCGCTCCTGTCGGCATCCGCTCTGCCTCCAGCGAGATTCCTGCGGGCACAAAAAACCCGTTCAGCCGCGAGCATTTCAACCTGACCGAACAGTCCCGCCTATTCCGCACTGACCGGGATATGTACGACCGATTGAAGGCCGCGGCAAACAATGCTTAATATGTATGCGTTAGGTGTGAAGGCTACGCCAGATCGCCATTGGGTTACGCCCGCAAAACCACGAATTTTTTAGGTACTGACTCATGGCGACTCTTCGCTCTGATGTCATCATCCCTGAGATTTTCACGCCTTAATCACAGGGCCCCTAGGGAGTAATTTCTAGGGCTAACGGGGTGAATTGCTGGGAAAGCCACCACCCGCAAGGGCAGGCCAATCAGCAGCCAAGCCAGCCAACAAGCTGGAAGGTTCAACGACTAGATCCCGAGAGGAAACTCAGTAACGGATCCACGAGTGCCCCGCACCCAACCGGTCTTTGGCTAGGGGGTGAAGATATAGTCTGACCTGCGTTCGATGGTAAAGGCGCAGAACTAAGGGATAAAGAGCCCTTGGGATAACAACGGTGTATGTGATTGAACAAACCACCCAGCGGAACGCGTTTCTCGCTAGCGGTGTTGTTCAGCCTCTCGCGGCGCTGAATACCTCTGAAGATGGTGGCGATTTCGTCAACATTCCCTTCTGGAAAGCCAACCTGTCTGGCGATCTGGAAGTCCTGTCTGATTCTTCCAGCCTGACCCCTGGCAAGATCACCGCTGACAAGCAAGTTGGCGTGGTCCTGCACCGCGGTCGTGCTTTTGAAGCTCGTGACCTGGCTGCCCTGGCCGCTGGTTCTGACCCCATGGCCGCTATCGGTCAAAAGGTTGGTGCCTACCTGGCTAACCAGCAGCAAGCTGACCTGCTCAAGTGTCTGGAAGGTGTGTTCGGCGCCCTGACCGGTGGCGACTCCCCTGCCTT